GTGATGGCTCCGAGCGCGGTTACCTCGGCGGCAGTACCTATCTCATATCCAGAGACTGCACGCGATACTACCGGCTCGCTTGTGCCGCCAAGCCTGCGGCGCAGCTCGTCTACAATGCCCTTGAGGCGGAACGTGTCGATGATGTATTCGTATGTGCTCGCGTTAACCGCCAGAGGTGCCTGCGGGCTTGAATTGACCTCGATGCGCGTCACTGGTATGGACGCGAGCTGATCGAGCAGCCAGCGGCGCGTGGCGGCCAGTGAGCGGTTGACGTCGCGGCGTGCGGCGGTTATGAGAGCGGTGCCGCCGATGGGGTTGGCGGGGTTTGGCGGGAGGGGGGCTAGGCCGGTCACCTACGCCACCGCCCCGCCAAACTCCGCCGAGCTGTCACTATACGTGATGGCCCTTGCACTACCAGGAAACACAAACACATTCCCGAATTGCAGCCAGTTGTCGCGGTCGCTCGACACTTCGGCGGCGCTTGATATTGAGTTCGCGTCGAACGGCACATGGATTGTGCTGTTGTCGCGCATTGTGATATGGGCTGTCAGTATCATTCTTGCGGCTCCGTGGTTGATTCATCCTCCGCCAGAATACCATCATCCCCCAGCGGCGCCAACCCCACAACCTCTCGAATCTCCGCGCCCGTGAAGTACCGCTCGCCCGTCCCCACTGCGGCCTTGTTGATGTTCGCCATCCGCTCGGCACGGGCGATCTTCTCGTCCATGCTGTCTTCGGTTAAGTCGCTCCAACCAATGTGCCAGTCCAGCGCCGGGATAATGCCGACCTTCGCCAGCATCCGCAGCATGCGCTTGATGTTCGGCTTCACGTAGTTCTCGCGGCGGGACATGATAGTGCTGTCCCACTCCTTCGCGTCCTCTGTGCTGGCTCGCTCGCCTGACTGACTGCCGACTAGAATCCGCAGAGGCTCGTTGATCGAAGCAGCAAAGGATTGCAGCGCGCCAGCAATGAACTCGGCAGGCTGTGGAAGTGTGATGCCGAGCGCTTTGGCGTCGATGCCTTGGAGCATCAAGAGCTGGTCGAATCCCTTCTGCCAGCCTGCAACCACCTCGTCCATCGCGTCGGCGATGCCGGCAACATCGGTGCCAAGCATGGTGGCAAGCGATTGCAGGTTGGCCGTGGGGTCGATGTTCAGGATCGGGGCAGACTTGGCGTTCTTCCAGAAGCCCTCGCCGCCCGCGCCGATGATCTTCTCGATTGTCACCAGATCGTTATAGCCTGGCTCTAGAACTGGGTCGCAATGAATCGTGCCGTCGCGGCTCCAGATCAGCACGCGGGACGGATGCACGTTGAATACTCGCACCTTGTCGCTGGACGGATCAACGGCAGGCTCGTTGAACTGGTACATGGTTGGCGAGCCGTAAGACAGGCTCATAGGGTCCATGTCGAAGCTGGTGGGCTTAAGCTGATCCTCATAGCATGGAATCACGTCTACCAGCGCTTCGTACCCGCGAGCCGACTCTACTGGCTCGTCCGGGCGCTTGCCGTCTGCGAACCTGAACACCAGCGCGGCGTACTTGCCAATCCGCGAGCGCTCGTCAACGTCTGCCAGCTTGCTCCACAGGGACAAGCGGTCGAACATTTCCGCCATGAGCTTCTCTGGCCTGGTTTGCTTGTGCGCCTCTGCCGATTCCAGCAGCACCGGGTACTCCCGCCACGTCTTTTGCACAGCGTGCGCGATGCCAGCGTGCGCGAAGCCGTTACGCTTGTACATCTGGTAGAACATCGGGAAGGTGATGTGCGACGGGAATCCGAAGTCATAGGCGTGATTGTGCTTCGGGTTGGTGGCAACCGAGCGGAACAGGTCGATGACTTGGGAATATGCTGCGTTGGCGACTATCGTCATGGCGCGGGCCTGAATTTTGAATGATGATTCAGGTATTATACTTGATTCAGGGGCGGGTGGCGACTACCTATGCCGCGACCTCAACAGCACGCCGACTTGTGGGCCGGTCTTGATCAGCGGCCCAAGCGCGTACCGGATGGCGTCGATGTAGTGGTTATGAGCATCAACGATGGTTGGCAGGATGTCGCCGCTCATGCGGTCGATCTTGTAGCTGTACAGCAGCGCTTCTTTCGCAGTGCCTGTGCAGCGCGGGTGAATCACTATCTCGCGGTAGGAGCGCAGGTGCTGCACGCCGTCCTCGACGCTCCCGGGCCACTTCTGCACTGCCTCGATCTGCGGCAGGCCGTTGCGCTTGAGGTAGCTGATTGACTCAGGCCGCGCCGAGTCCGCCCGCACCACATGCCGCGCAATACCTGGCACGCGCTCAGCGATGTACGCGGCGGTCTCGTCCAGCTCCAGCCCGACACGTCCGGCCTCATGTTCGACATACAGCGCACCATCGTGAATCCAGCACTTGACCGCCGTGGTGGGGTCTTGCGAGAACCCGAAGTCAAGCCCGAGATACGGCCCGTCCCAGTCTGCTGGCGTGAACTCGGCAACGCGATACTTGCCAGCCAGCACTTGCGCCTCGCTGTTGGTGAGGTACGCGCCGTCCCATACGTGCGCGTAGGTGGCTGGATCAAGCCGCTCCTGTTCGCGTCGGCGCAGCGTGTCCAGCCCGGGCGGGAAGAACGGGTTGTCGTTCCAGTTGACTTCGGCTATCAGCGCGTTGGCGGGGCAGTTCTTGCGGAAGCGCAGGTCTACCGGGCTGCCGTCCTTGCGCGGGTTCCATATCGGCCAAAGCTCGGAGCGCGGCTGTCTGAATACCGTAGCCTCCAGCGCCAGCCATGACGATTCCGGCACGTCCTCGGCCTCTTCAACTATCGTGAGGTCGATCTTCGCCAGCGATTTGATGCTGCCGGTGCTGTGCCTGAGTCCACGGAATATGAACTCCGTCCCGTTCGCGCCTCGCAGGTAGTCGACGCCTACATCGTAATGCGATTCCAGCCACGGCTCGCTGGCGATGGCTGCTTTAAGCTCGGCGTGGAATGATTCCTTGATACTGGCTTGAAACTCTCGGGTGCAAAGTATTCGCAGAGGTTCGGCGTATCCCCACACTGCGGCCATCTTCGCGAAGTTGAACGACTTGCCCGAGCCTCGCCCGCCGTGTGCGCCACGGTACTGAGCAGCGCCACGCGGAGGAGAGAATACAGGCACCAGCTTAGGCGGGAGCTTGATCGTCGCTGTGGACACTTGCGGCCTCGATGACGATGCGGGTTGGGCTCATACTGCCATCCGGGGAGGTGTGGGATATGTCTTGGCGCGGAGAGTGCGTCTTTGGCGCCATGCGCTCGGCTGCCCACTTCAGCCCGTCGAGCATAGCCTTCGCTGACTGCGGGTCTATGCCGGATTCTCGAAGCAGCTCAACCACTTCCACTATGCCATCGGCGTGTGCGTACCCTGCGGCCTCTCTCGCCTGCACGTATTGCTTGCGAAATTCATCATGGCGCACAATCCAGCGGGTGATTGTTGATAGGTCTGGCGTTCCGTCTTGGCGGCAGAACGCACGAAGCGAACGGCCCGAAGCAAGCCATTCGCATATGCTTGCTGCCACCGCTTCATTGTAATCTGTTGGGCGCCCTGCTGACATCACCCCTCCCAAATCATATCAGCAATATCCGCCCGCTGAACATCTTCCAGCACCACGGTCGCGGCTGGCCCAAACAAGCCTTGGCGCATGTAATGCCAAACCGAGTCTGGCACTGACGCGATTGCCAGCAACGCTGCTGCTGCCTGTTTGCGCTTTCCGCGCAGAAGGTTGGTTATTGCGAGCTTGTCGGTGTCGCTAACGCCAGCGAAGGCTTCTCGGTGTGCTGCTTCGATAGTAGTGCTCATGGTAGTATTTCTCTCCCCTCTCCAAAGATCATGCGTTTCATTCCAGTTTGTTCTTTCTCGCCAGACACCCCTGTCGCCACTTGCCTGATCTTCCCGCCATTGCTCAGGAACCTTTCGGTCGCCTCTGCAATCATGGCTCGGCGTGCGGCCTTGACCTCGGCCGGCTCGGATGGGAAGTCTTCGTCTTGTGGTTGTGGTATCAGCATGTGGGGATTATGGCATGGTGGCGCAAGGAGCGCAAGCGTCTGGCTCGCTGGGCGCTGTCGCTCGCAAGTCTTTGGTTGTATTGCAATTTCTGTAAAGTGTCACGATTGTCACAACCTAACAATTGCAACATGGTTTTTGTGACAGCTCCAAGTTGTTGATTTACTTATATAATAATAATAATTGTCACGAAAGTCACAATAGTCACAGTAAAACGACACACTCTATGCGAGATGTATTTATGTCTGTATTTTTCTGTAGGTGCTTTTCTCTCTACATATGTGTATTTGAGTGTGACAACCGTGACTTTCGTGACAAACGAACATAAACCAATGATTTTAAAAACAAAAAAAGTGTCACAGCAGATTAAAAAACTGTGACACTTTTAGTGGTTTTGTGACAAAATCCGCCTAAATAGCGGGATCATCCTATGAATTCAAGAGGCACCATCGTTGCGCGCGATCTTGATCCGGCGAATCTAAGTGGCTCGCTAGAAGCATGCGCCCCCGGAATCCTAGCAATAACCCGCTTCCATCCAGCTCCCCAAGCGGTCTGTTTGAGGATGTTTTGCAGCTCGGCATGGTTGTTGCTGACAGCAAGGAATCCGCCATCTACCATCATACCGAAGCGCCCGAGCACCGCGTTGGCCTCCGTTTGCATGACCGCATCCATACCAGCAACGCCGGCAGCGCATCGCACGATCTCGGCAATCGAGCGCTGCATGGTGCCATGCGTAGTGTCGAATCTGACTTGCGCTTGCATGATTCTACTGACGCAGGATTCTTCGTCAGACACTGCCTCGGCTTCCTTGGCGTCCGTGAAGTCGATCCCGTCGCACATCACGCGAGCGTCGTCCAGCGATATCTCTCCACCAGAGAGAAGCGAATAGTAACCAGCCAGCAGCGTGCCCACTTGATCGCCTATTCGTTGGCTCCCCAATCGCTCAGCAACGGCCCGTGAGAGCGTTTTGGCATTGACCCTTATGGTTGGTACTAGTCGATAGCTTCGGGCGCGTATGGCGGCGCACAGCTCGTCGCTCAGTACGCGGTGCACCATCTGTTCAAACGCCGAAAAGCGCGCAATCTCTGCCGGCGTTCGTTTCGGCGTTGCCAGCGACAGCACCGAGAACCTTGATTCGTCCGCAGCCTGCGTGAGCGCCAGGTTGATCGAACACAGCATGAACATAGACCGGATGCGAAACGCCATGCCGCTGCCAGACGATGTGCCCTTGACAATCTCGGCGCCACCGTCGCTCGATGCCTGCCGCGCAAGCTCCACGATAAGCTGCACACGGCGCTGGCTGTTCTGTTCCTCGCTCTCAGCTTCGTCGAACACGATGGGGCGAGCGTCCTGCCGCAGTCGCTGCCGCAACCCGGCCTCGGTAGTGCTTCCCTGCACCATCATCGCCGACGGCCCTAACAGTGGCTTGAACACGTGCTCCTGCGCCCACGACTTGCCAGCGCCGCGCTGCGCCGTAAGCCACACATGCGGGCGCCACGACAAGGCGCCGCAGATAGGGGCAAGCGCGCACCATCCAGCAGCCAGCATTCCGTGCACAGGCTTGCTCCAGCTCAGTTGGTCGAAGATATCCAGCACTGCGTTGGCCTGAGAGTCCGTAGCTGGTACGGCGGCAACGCCTGATTCCATGGGCGCTTGACGGGTGTAGATGTAATGGCTGGCGTGATCCGATATGCGCGCTTCCGCTCCGTCCACGATCAGGCGGTCGCCCAGATGCAGTACCGAGCGGCCACGGTCGTACCACGCCCCCCTGCCACGCTCGCGCTCGACGCTGTAGATGCCTGCGCGCTCACACATCCGCATGCACTCGGACGCCGCCAGGTGCCAATCGGTGGCGCCCTTCTCGGTGGGGTATGACATCTCCCACCACTCAATCGGCGCAAGCGATAGCATCTCAGCGACGGCAGTGTGAGCGCCGCGCCTGATCTCCGCGACCTGCTCAGTTCCGCGCGGCATGTAGTAGTAGCTGCCGGAGCTATACCCGAGCGGGCGGAACGGCCCTGTGTGCTGCGACGGCGGCTCAGGCTCGTCTGGTAGCGGTGGCGCGCTGTCTGGAACCGAGATAGTCAGCGTCTCCGGCTCCCATGTCGGAGCGGTGCGGCACATCTCGATAAGCTGCTCGCGGGTGCCGCCGACTGACAGCCAGTCTGATACGTCGCCCTTGGGGGGCAGCTCCGGGATAGTCAGGATGCGCACGGACTGCGCGACCGAGAACAGCGCGCTGGCGACTAGCTGCGAGTGCTTGCGTCCGGCGTCGTCGTTATCGGGAATGATGACCACTCGCCTGCCGCTAAGGTGCGGAGTCAGTTCCGGCTGCCACTTGCCAGCGCCACCGCTGTTGCACGTCGCCACAAGGTCCATGCTGGCGAGAGCATCGGCGTCCTTCTCGCCCTCGACGATGATCACGGTGGCGCGTGGGTTGTTGGCGATATCGGGAAGGCGATACGGCAATGGTGTAGCGCCCTTGACTGACCAGTCCCATCCGTCCGGCGACTCAGCGCTCGGTTTGCGCTGCCTGAAGTCCTTGGGCTCCATGCGAACCACCTGATATTGCAGCACGCCATCGGCATCGACGTAATCGTATGTTGCGGCGATGCGTGCGCGCTTGGCCCTGGCAGCGGGTCGCGGCTTCTCAGGCTCAGGCGGTTTGATCGACTTCGCCTCAAGCCACTGCACGGCCTCGCGCTTGCTGGTCGCGGTAGTCTCGCGCATGATCAGAGCGAGAACGCCACCGCCTTCTTGCCGCTCGTGGTCATACCACGTCCCAGCCTGCACATCTACGGACAGACTGCCGTGCGTGCCGTATCTCCACTCGGTTGGTTTGGTCTTGTCGGGCTTGCCGAGCAGCAGCTCGGCTACTATCTCGATGTATTGCGAGTATTGGTCTTGACTCATGAGCGTAGCAACTCCAGTGCTTCTGCGGGCGTTCGTGCGATACCAGCGATGCCGCCGTGTGCGCGGACGTGGTTGATGAAGGTTAGCTGTTCCTTGGACGGTCGCCCGGTCGCGGTCTTAACCTCGACGGCAAGGAATCTACCGTCCTGGGCGATGCCGATTATATCAGAGCTTCCGACGCATAGCCCGAAGCGAATCATGACAGCATCAGCCAGTGTTACCTGCGCGCCTGATTGATGTATCGTGCGGCCTATCCATGCCCCGGCTGTGTTGTTTCGCCAGACGGTGCACCCGGCCTCGGATAGAGCTAGCATGATGGCGCGCTGGATTTTGGTTTCTTGGTTCATGTGATGGCCTCGTTTGTTTCGGTGGCGGCAGGTGTTCCGCGCATAAGCTCCCGCCATATCTCTCGCGCTGCGTTGATTTCGTCGCGTGATGCCTTGCCGCC